TGGTCCGCAGTTTCCTTCAATACAGCCTCATTTTTGCCGATTCCAACGTAATCTCGACCCAAACTACCTAAATCATATCTAAACCTATTCTCATCTACGAGAGAGCCAGCAATCATAGTATCTACGATCTGACCTTCTATTTTAAGTCCTTCAGACCTAATAAAACACACATCGTACATAGCGTTGTGAAATATTTTAATTGCAGGTGTTTTTAGTACATCTTGAAACCAGTTTAGAACCATTCTAAGATCCATATTACCACCACCTTCATGACGTATAGGGTAATAACCAGACCAATCATGTACAGCTACAGCTATACCTACCATGTGTGCTTTGCCAGTTACAGATCCAGATCCCATAATTTTTAATTCTGGGTCTTTTGTTTCTAAGTCAATTGCAATCTCATCATACTTTGATAAGTCAGGAAAAGATTCTGGTGGCAACCACTCAGTTTGTGGTTTAAATATCGGTTTCATTATAATCCCTTTCAAGTATCATTTCTAAAAAGTGTATTGCTTTCAATATGTCTTGCTTCTTTCCCTTATCTCTATGTCTTATTATATATTTTATAGCACATCCTTCAGGATATAACAACTCATTCTCTACTACAAACTTGCTTGGTTGAATTTTATATTTTTGATAGTGACTCCCGCCATGCTGCTTGTCCCATACTTTACTCATAGATTGTATGCCTTCCTTGTTTGTGGTTCAATTATGTATAAATTTTTTTCTGTTCTTGTGCAGGCAACATAAAATAATCTATGTGTATCATCTGGATCTTTTTCATAATCAATAAACGCTGCGTTAGACAAGTCTGTTGTTACAACTACATTTTCTCTTTCATTTCCCTTAACTCCATGTATTGTAGATATACTAATTCTAGGATTGTTATCTAAATTTTCTCCTGACTTAATTAATTTTTTTATTTTTTTTATATCTTCATCACCTACTTCATCTAATGCTTCATCCCACTCAGCTTCTGTTTTAAGTCCATATTTTTCTTTTAAAGTATCTATGTCATAGAAACCATCTTTGATTATTGTTTTAAATAACTTTGGATCCCAGTTATCTGTAGTCATCTTTGCAAAAAGTTTTTTAACGTCATTAAAATGAAGAGGTATGCCTTTTCGTAAATCATTCCATTTTTTTATAACTTCATAAATATTTTTTACTCTTGGCACTGCATGTCTTCTTTGCCAATATAATTCTTTTTCATCTAATATGTTTCCAATACGTGCTAACATATAGTTGGCTTGCGCCAACACTAACCATCTACCTGTTGAAAAATTTATTTCATGTAAGTCACTACAATAGTTAACAAATCCTTTTTCTTCTTTTGGTAACCACTCTTTATCTACTCTGTTTCTTACTTTTTTTATTATTTTATTTGCTAATGTAAAAGGTTTTTGTGGCACCCTTTGTGATTGATCTAATACAGTTCTTTCACCTTCTAAATTTATAAATGTACTAACGTGTGCACCATTCCATCTGTATATAGCTTGGTCATCATCTCCTGATATGTATGAGTCTTGAGCGTTTTCTTCTATTTTTTTAACCAATTTCCATTGTACCAAACTTAAATCTTGTGCTTCATCTACAAACATAACTCTAAGTTTTGGTGGTTTTCCGCTATCTAAAAATTTTTCTAGCATGTCAGGAAAATCAATTAATCCATTTTGCTTTTTATAATTTTCTAACTCTTCTATTATAATTTCTAGTTTATTTAATTGTATCTTAGAATTGTTATTTAAATTATAAAATTTTATTGGGTCCATTTCTTTTGATCTTGCTAAATTTATTAGTTGTATATATGGATCTGGAGAATAGAATACACCTTCATAGTCTTCATCTTGTTTTGCACCTTCAAGTTCTATCTGCATTTTTTCTGATAGTTCTTTATAATGCTTTGGTTGCATTACTTGGTTTCTGTTTATGCCTAATTGATTAAAACAAAACGCATGTAGTGTTTGAAAATATGGTACATCATTATAAGACAATTTAAATTTATCTACTGCTCTTTGTTTACCTTCTTGTGCAGCGTTCTTACTAAATGTAAAATAACCAATCTTATCTGGTGGTGTTGTTTCTAAAAAACTTTCTATATGTCCTAGCAAAGTATGTGTTTTACCTGTACCTGGAGGACCATAAATTATGTAACGCATTAATAATTTTCTTTCTTAAATGTTTTTGGTTTATATGTTTCTGTTTTTTTATCAAACCTAGCTACAACAAACACAGATAGTTTTGTTTTACCTACACGTTTAGTTGTACAGTTTAAATCATCTTTTAACATCTGTGATGTTCTTTGATAAGGAACTCTCCAATGTTTTCTTGATAGATAGTTGTTAAAAAAGTTGTCAAATACAAAGTGATGAAAGCCGTCTTTAGTATAAGTACCACCATTACGTAAGTCTTCGTAATCGTCTTTTTGTATTCTGTTTACACAATAATCTTCCAAGTAATTATTTAATATATCTTTTGTACTTGTACCTTCTGCAGGCTCTGTAATTTCTGCACCACTTAATAATACAGTAGTAATTTTTTTCCAATCACCTGTTTTAAGTGTTGGTGGATTTATTCTTAATTGTTTTATACATTCTTCTTGAAACAAAGTTTGATTAGCTAAATGTTTTGCTGAATCTAAATATAATCTATCGCCGTCTACATTCATATAATAGTAAGGCTCTTCTAAGTTAACTACTTGCAAGTCTGTTAGACTTGGAAATATTATCTCTTGTCCTATACCAAACTTTCTAGACCTACATAATTTTTTATCACATAAACTACACATAGGTTGATCATTGCATTTATAACCCCACTCTTTTTTTTCATGTTGTTTTGTAATTATATTTACTTCTGTATCTGATAGCGGTTGTCCCATTGCAGTCTCATTAAAAATCATTACTTTAGTTTTCCAATTATCCGGCCACTTAGATTTTGCATACACACCATAATGAAACAGTGCATTGTTTCTACCACCTTCACCAATTTTATTTTGTGCCATTAATTCAACACACGGTGGTCCATCTGAATAAGGAGATTCTGGTCTTTTAATTTCTATTGTGCTGATGTCTTGTTGTTTATATCTTTCGTATAGTTCAAAAAAACTTTCTATACTAGCAGCTTCACCACTTTCAAGAAAGGCATATCTTGTTGCTTGTTTACAATTAAAGTATGGTAAATTTAAAAAGTTTCCTGTATCATCTTTTGATTTTAATTCTCTTTGTTTTGGAAATACTTCTGATCCACCATAACCTAATACTGATCTAATCTCATTTAATTTATCTTGCATCAAACCTGCTGATACATAATCTTCTGTAAATAAAAATACGTGAGCACCACCAGACTTTGATCTACATACGACCAACGGTAATTGAAATTGTTTTATCTTGTTTATTAATTTTTTGTGATCAAACTCTGCATAAGAGTCAATGTCTATACATCCCCACTTACATTTATTATCATCATTGATTGGTATAATACCTAAACTGTCAGTGCCATCTAAATGTTTTTGCCACAATTCGTCTGTAACTGATTCTCGTTTAACAAACGACTTACCTTTAATTTTGTTGCCGTCACCGTTTGATTCACCAATTAAAGTGACACCATGTGCACGGTCTAATCCATAAAATATATTTTTAAATCTTTCTATCATACAAAATAAAAGTGGGCGTCTCCACTCTCGCTTGAACGCCCACTACCTAGGATACTGTTTAGTAATTAGAAGAACCTTTATTAGTTTCTTCTGATCCATGTTTAGCTTGGACTTCACCTTTACCTACTGATACTGCAAAAGACTTTGCCATGTCATACATAGCCTTATCTGTTACAGGACCAGCTTTAGATACATCCCAACCAAACCATGTTCCTTTGTCATTAGACATTTGAACAGTTGATAGATTGTAAATGTGGCTGTAAGTAGGCGGTGTAAATAAACCGTTTTTACCTTGCATCTTGATACCCATCATCATCGAGTTCCATTTTCTACTAACTTTAAGTTGAGTAGATTTCATAGAAATCAAAGC